GATTGTTTCCGGTGAAAAGAAAACCTCATAATCCCCCAATTCCGGATCGGTGCGGAATATCCTTTGATTCGCGATCATCAATGGCCCGGATATGATGCGCTTTTCTTCATCTTGTATGGCGAATGATCCGCGATCAATTTGCTTCAATTTACGTTCCGCCCATGCGACACCTTCATCACCGCCCCAACATAGCCACATCAAACGGCCACAACCATCACCCAATGGGCGATCCGAATTTTGTTTGTGCCTTTGAAACGCCGACATCCTGGCGATTGTTTCGCGCGTCAACTTTTCGCGGTTCGCGATTTGGTTGGCTCTTATTTTCCCGGTTGCTTCGCCGCAATCACCCCATCCGTTTTCCTCAACCCAACGCAACGCCGTTTTTGCATTCTCAACGGCGGCCTGGGGATAATCATTCCAGGATTCCGCGAATTCGCCATCATGGTATAAATAAACACTATCGGCCGAATGTACGGCCCCGGACATCAAACGGCCGGATGAATCCAAATGCGTTGGCCCGGTGTATGGTTTGCCATCCTTTGTATAATGCGTAACGCCCTCCGAAAAATGTTGATCCCACATCGAATAACAAATCGCGGCGGCTTGCCCGGCTTCCTTGCCTTCGCTAACAACATAGGAAATGCAACGCGGAATAAAATCATCTTTGCGTTCGCCCTTTGTTGGCTCGACAAACTGATCATTGAATTTCACAAAATCTTTTTTAATCGCCGGGCGATCAACCAATGCGATGAAATCAACCATTAAATCCGAATCCATATCTTCGGAAATCATCATTTCATAAACGGGTAATTTTTTCATTTATATTATTTTTATTGTTTTATCCTAAACGGGCGGCGCGTTGCAAACGTACATTGCGTTCATCTGAATTCCTAATATCCGAATCCAACACATAGGCGCGATTAACCCCACCGGCGGCGGCGTTTCCAATGTTTTGAATGGTTGATGCGCTTAATGATGTCGCGGTTGATTGTGGCGCAACGGGCGCGGCAACGCTTGCCATCGTTGGCGTTGATCCACCGCCACCACCACCGGCCCCGGGAACTTGGGTTCTTCCAATGTTTCGAACGGCCGAAAAACCGGATGCTAAAATCGTGGCAACCGATGCAACTTTTTGAATCGTTCCGAATGGTTCCGGGATGATTGTTTTATTCCGCAATACTTCGGTAACGCCTAAATATGTGTTGATTAACGCTTGGGATATTGCCAATGCCTTGCCGGCGATGGTTTGTTTTCCAACCAGGTCAGACAATGCCGACATTGTGTCCCCGGTCATTTTCAACGTATCGCGTTTTTGTTGTTCGTACAACATAACGCCATCCGCCTGCGCCTTATCCTCTTTGCTTTTCTTTAATGCCGCCTCGGTGTTGGCATTCGAAACCGCGCCAATGGCTTGCAAATTGGCTTCGGTTGCTCCCTTGATAACCGGATCAATACTTTTGATTGATTCCTTTCGGCGATCATCAATCTTTTTTTGCTCCTCCTCTCCTAAACGCCCGGCGGCGATTCTATCCCAATACGCATCCCTTTCCTTTTTTATCCGGGCCAATTCATCCTCATGCGCTTTCTTTTTGTCCGCCTCGGCTTTATCCCTAATCGCCTTTCGGTTTGCGGCCTCTTCCCTTTCAATCGATGTGATTTGCGATTGTGTTTTTTTGGAAATCTTTGCCATTGATGCCGCTTCATTTTCGGCGGCGATGATCATCGTATCAATTGCGGATAATTTTTCCTTATCCACGTTTTTCATGCCTTGCAATTCCAACCGGGCCGCCTTCAATGATTCAATTGAACCCTCACGAATCTTTGCAATCAAATCGCCACGCGCGCCCAATTCCATCGCCATCGCTTCCATTGTTAGCCTGGCTTTCATTTGGTTAATCTCAATCACCTTTTGCGATTCCTCGCGTTCAATCCGGGCGGCCTCTTTTAGCGCCGCAACGCGATCCTTGATTGGTAAATTTGCATCGGCCGCGATTTCGCGCGCATCTTGCAATTTACGATTGGCCTCGGCCGTTGCAATGGCCGAATTCTTTTGCGCATCTTCCAAATCATCTAACGCCTCGGTGATTTCGCCAAACCTTTGCGCCGTTTGTTCCGTTGTAACGCCCAACGCCGACAATGCGCCAATTAATCCGCCGGTGATGTTTTCTATCAACCAAACAAACCCATCAATCAAAGGCGTTAAAATCCCGGTGATGAACGTATTGAAAACACCGGACAATGTACCGAATGCCTTTCCCAACGAATCGGAAACGCCCTCCATTTGCTTGAACTTCTGAAACAACGCCACAACCAACCCGGCAAGCAATGCAAAAACACCGATGATCGGATTCGCTTTCAAGATATTAAACGCTTGGGTTAATGCCCCAACCCCCTGGGACGCCTGGCCCAATGCCGGCGATTTTAATTAATTCAACATTGCAAACATCTTCATTGGTGGCGTTGAAATCGGTGATTTTATTCAACCGATACAAAACCCCATCAATCCAAATCAAACGGGCAAAATCCAATTTATAGATATCTTTAAACGCCAATTTCATGGTGCATGTCAACAACCGGGAATCCTTATCGGTTATTTCGGCCATGTATGCACTCCAATAATTATTGAATAAGTTATTCGCGGTGTAATTGGTAACCGAAAAATCCAATTCTTGTGGCGGTGAAAAACACAAATCAAACGTTGGCGTGATCGGATCGTCAACATGTCCGGCGTAACCATACGCGGTGTATGTATCATGGCCGGACGGATGATTCAATTTCCATGATGTTGCCCCGGTGATTTTCTTGGCTTGCATGATCCGGATTACCGAATCCATTTTATCCTCTTTTGTATTCTCGTTGGATTTTTTAAAAATGGACGGGTAAACCTTATCCGTTCCGGTGTATTTTGTCAAAACCGAATTGGCGAATATTAATTCAACGGATGTGGTTTCCTTTGCGAATTCGAATTCGGTATCGAAAATAAAATCGCCATAACCTTCATTGAATTTATTTCGATAGTTTTCCGAATAAAAATCATTGTCGGTTTTGTATTTAAAATTGTAGTACCTCGAATTCAATTCCGCCATTGGTTTGATGCGCATCGGCCTTGAACGATCAACTTTCAACGACCAATCAACCGATCCGGCATCCTCATAAAATGTAACGAATGGTAAAACCTTTAATTTCTTATCGGTTTCGTAATCCTCGAAAACGTAAAGGTTGAACATTTTGCATATTGTCGAAAAAAATTCCCGTTGAAAAACCCCTTTCGGAATGGTGTCATTTACTACAATCGTATCATTATATCCAATCGAAACCAAACCTGGTGTAATTAACTCAATTTGAAACAATGTTCCCGTGTTGATTGTGTAATCGCTTATGTTTGCGCTGACCTGGACGGAAATTGTGTCGGCCGGATTGATTGTTATGTTGTTTACGGACAAAATCAAGATCGTTGCATATCCTGGCGTATATGAAACAACATCGGCGGCGGTTGAAATCGTTGTTCCGTTTTTTTGCAAATTAACCCGGAACGTATTCAATACCGGATCGATTGTGTTGATCACGGCGTCAATTTCCAAAATTATGTTTGTCGTTATTGCTGATGCGCCGCCGTATGTGAAAATAGTATTTCCACCGCTTGCCGTGAAATCCCCGGCGGTTGAAACCGAAAACACAATCGGTTGCGCCGATGTGTAATTCGTTGTCGTTGGTGTCGCCTGGAATGCGGTTGTATTATATCGATAAAGGTTTTTTTGATTGTGCGGAACAATTAACCGATTGAACAACGCCGATGATAAGGCCGGGAAATCCCATGTGTAGCCGGACGCGGTTAATGTTTTTTCCAATATTTGCCGAACGTACAACGCCGGGCGAAACGCGGTAAAATCAAAATCAATTTTATTCGTTGATACCGCGCCGTAATCAATCAACGGAAAATATAATCCGGCCCCGGCGATGGTGTTCCATGATGCCGATATGTTTGTTGCATTCCATGTTGCGTTGTATGCGCTAAAATCTAAATCCTCGATTTTCTTATTCGCCAACGCCGCGACAAAACCGCCCAAAGTTCCGAACACAGCGCATTCGTATTCAATGAAACCATCTTCGATGATGATTTCAAGGATTCGGAAAACCCCGGTGAATACTTGCATGTTGTCCGCAAATATTATCGCATCCGCCGAAACCGCCGCGTTGAAATTTAAACCGGCATTTGATTCCGCCGGATTGTAATCATTTCGGGAATTGACGTTGAAAATATTGCCGAATAACTTGTTGTTGTTTTTGGTACCTGGCAAAATGATCGTTTTCGAAAACGTTGTGTTCTTTGCGCCAAAATCTTTGATGTCATCAATCGACATTGTTAGCAATGTGCTAAACGATTCATTGATATCAACGGCTTGCTTTTCTACGAACAATTGGATCATTGGAATTGTGTTTTGTATGTTACACCAAAATCAACCTCAATCATCAAGTTGATCAACCCATCAACAATGTGTTCTTTGAATTCGTAATTATTGGCCGTCATGATTACCGGATACAATTCGCCTTCATCTTCGATGTAAACCTCGGCCGATGTTGTCAATTGTGCCAACCATTGATATTCGGCATCGGAAAGCCAATCCGTATTCAATCGCAACTTTTCGCGGAACCGGCCCCCGAATTGCGTTGTTTGTTTGTACATGGTGTAATTATTCAACACCGAAACGGCCCCGGCGGAACTTACCCGATACGGCAATTGTTTGAATGTTTTCCTTTCCACATCGTATGTTTTGCGCGATACCTTATTGAACATCATGGTTTCGTATCCACCCCATTTATTGAGGAAATGCACATTGTAATTTTTGTAAAGGCCCGTACAAATGATATTAACCCGGTAGGTTTTCGTACCAATGGCAACGGAATAGGTTGTTGTTGATGTTGTGAAATTGCCGGGGTATTCATCGTTGATGGCCGATGGCGATATGTTTATCAATTGCATTGTGTTGGTTGTTGTTGGCGTTATTACCTTTGTCCTGGTTGATGTTCCGCCGGTTATAACAACATTGAACGCCGTTGATAATTCGGCAAAATATGGGATAAAATAATTCCCGGTTATGAATGTTAGGTCAATGTTTGCCGGGCGATCGGAAATCACATCATCATCATAATTTGATAATGATTCAAAACCGGGGTATCGGCCGTTGTAGTAGTTGAAATATACCCTTGATGAATCGGTAATCAATACGGCCGATGTTGTTGTTCCGTATTCCTCACGAATTTTTACAACGCATGAAACGCGCCATTCGCCTTCACCCATTTCATCGGCAACCATCGCACCGCCAACGGATGCGTTGAACGATTGAACGCAATATTCCCGGATCACCGCGCCCAAATCAATGATGCCCCGGTTTGATGTTGGATTTGGGAAATATTTCCCTTTGAATACTTGGGTTCCATTGATTTCAAGTTCCGCCACATATTTATAATTTGGATATGTTGTCGGGTTTGCGGCGTGTGCATCGTAAACAACGTAAACAAGTGGATCGTTTACGGATGAATATTGAACGGGTGTGAATTCGAATGTCATTTAGTTATACAATTTATAATGTCAATTTTTAGCGCAATGCCTAATTCATTTTCCATTTCGGTTTTAAATTCATCGGTCGCCTCACTCCAAAACCTTCGCGGCTTCAATCCATTTCGTTTGATGAAATAAGACGCGGTAACGGCGGCCCGGGTTGATGCGTCCATCATTGTTTTGCCTTTCGCTTCGCGCGCCGTTACGGCCCTTGAAACGTTCCGCGCCGATGCGCCTTCCCGTTGAATCCACTCCTTCACCGATTTCACCATTTCGCCATTGGGATCAACGCCGCGCGTTTTGAATGAAAACCTTGATCCGCGATCAACGGCCCATCCGTTTACCCCTTCATCCTGGTATGTTGAATATTCCGGCGCGGTTATTCCGATGCGATAAGATTTCCCATCGAATTCCATCATTGTCGGTTGCATTTCATCCGCCATGCGCCCGGATGAAACAACATCCTTTTCATTGATTTTATCCGAAACGATATCGATATACCGCGCCGCCAATTGTTCAATGGTATTATTTACATCGCTTAATTCAACCTTTTGAAAGTTCGATGCATCTTCCCCCAATAGGTCGATGAACCCATCCGCCAACGCTTCATGTTGAACTTTTGAAAACGATGCCATTATTTGTTCAAATGTTTTTGATATGATTGAAACGCCTTCAAATATGATAGATCATTAAACGCCTGGATGATAGGCAAATCGAACGCTTCGGCCAATGTGATGCCTTCATATTCCGCGACTTGTTTGGCCGAAAAAAACCATCCGTATTGATCCACGAACGGGTGTGGCTTTTCCGGTTTGGCTAATTCATCGCCTTCATCTTCTTCCTCTGTCTTTTCAAATAACCCTTTGTATGAATCAACCAGGTCAGAAAACGAAAGAAAAAAACGCGTAATGTCTTGTAGTACATGGCGAATGTTTGTGTTAAGTAATGTTTCGGCCTTTACGGAATGTTCCCGTTTATCCTTCCAAATTGATGCGCCGACCAAATGCATGGCATCAACTTGCCCGGCTTTCATGAAATGTTGGCATTCGATAAATTGCCCCAATGTTATTTTCGATGCATCGGTTTCGAACCGGAACCATGAATAAAATGGTTTTTTGTCGATGTTGCTAAATTGCTTCCCGATGCGCTTCGAATATTTTAAAAAACGTTTTGGTTCCATGTTGTTCACTTCATCGTATGACAATGAATAAACATCCATGATGATCCATGCCACTTGGGAAACATTATCATCCCCATCATTCCAAAACGCGGCAAGGCGTTGATATTCGCGCAACTTCATGATATTATGTGGCAATTTCCGGCGGTTTGTTGCGGCCGTTATTTGGCATTATTGTAAATAAAAAAGGCCCGGATCAACATCCAGGCCGGCCAAAACTAACTAAACACAACATCAAAAATCATCATCCGCAAACGAATATTCGCCGATTGCTTCGAATTGCGATAATTTATTCAACCCCACATATCGGACGGCATCGATGGCATGGTTTAGAATATCTTCCGGGGCATTCAATGAACGTCCTTCGCGATCCTTTGCCCACCGGTATTGCCTTAATTCCTTGATCAAGTTCAATGAATTCTTTGTAACCCTTAATTCATAACCTTGCAACCGGTCGATTGATGCCTTTATTGAATCCGGCCCCTTTCGGGCGGCTTCGACATAAAACCCGGCATTTGTCAATTCGGCGATGGATTTCGGTTCCGCTGAATCCGCCACAATGCAACGGGATGAATTCACGCCGTATTGTTTCAAATGGTTGACAATTTCCGAATTGGTTAATTTGGTTTGATACAACAATTCATTGATGTAGATTTTCCCATCATATCGGAAAACTTCGACCAATGCCGTTGGATCGTTTGTGAATCCCCAATCAAGGCCATACGATATGAATTCGGATTCCGCCGGGATGCGTTCGCATTGTTGCCAATTTTGAAACACCACGCCATCCAGGGAACCAATTTCACCCAGGCCATACACCCGGAACCAATTCCCCCAAAACGCTGAACCGGCATCCGCCTTTTCTTTTGCCTTCAAAATAAAGTTTAACGCCGATTCCGGGCATGCTTCATTGTCGGTGTAATTGATTATGATGAAATCAACATCCGGATCATTGATTAATTCATCATGAAACCAAAACGGGTTTGTCGGATTCCAATCCAAAAAAACGCCTTGCTTTGTCCGGGATGCCAATTCGGTGTATGAATGAAATGTCATGTTGTTGCACTCATTCATATACAACCAATCCCGGCGCGCGCCGCGCAACTTTGCGTCATTGTCCGCGCTGAAAAATTCGATTTGTGATCCATTGGCGAAATTATATTTGAAATCCGTTGCATTCCATCGATCATCGAACCATCGGCCCGTTTCGAACATGATCTTTTTGAAATCCTTCATTGCCCCCCGTTTCAAATGTGGGATGGATTCGGCAACGATTGAAATTTCGCTGAATGGGTTTTTCGCCGCGATGTCAACCAGGATCGGAATAATTGCGTATGTCTTCCCGGCCGATGTTCCGCCCTGGATTCCGCGAACGAATCGCTTCATCTTCAAAATCTTATTGATCGCGGTTGTTCGAACGAATGGCATTCAATTAGTTTTCCGGGAACAATGGTTGTTCTATCATTGTGTGCGTCATATCGACCGATTCCGCCGGCTTGCCATGTGATCTGCTTAACAACGTATCGATGGTATAAAGGGAACCTTTTTCCAATGATCTTTTTAACGCTGCCGCGATTGTTTTTTCTAAAATAGTGGAATCTTTATTTTCATAGATTTCACGAACCTCATCAATTTTCATGGCAAGCATAACGTTTATTGTTTCCGCCGCTTCGCCCTTCGAATATCCAATATGTTTTAATTGCGTTGCTAATTTACGCGGCGCGCCCTTCGGGTTCCCGGATTTCCCCTTTTCAAAAACCTTTGCCCCTGGTGGCGTTACCCCTTTTTTAAATGGCATATAAAATTAATTTAATTGAGCGGATAGGTCAGAATCGAACTGCCTTTTTTCACTTGGAAAGTGAACGCATTACCATTATGCTACATCCGCCTTTTTTCTATCTGCTAAACTTATTTTTTCACCCTTGTACATTCCGGCCCCCATTTCATCTATTTTGGAAAATGGAATTATGGGAACCGACAAATCATTGATTTTTAATTTATCAATAAAATAAATATATTTCAACTGAAACCCTTCAATCGGTTTTGCCTGCCCCGTTTCCAATAAGTGCCTACTGAAATATTTTCCGTTTATGCTTGGATAGTTTTTATTGTCTAATGTTTTTTTAGCAATAATTTTTCCATCCCATTCCAATATTTGTTTATTTTCTTTTAAACCTATCAACTGAAATCCACTCGCGCGATAAATTGTTCCATCTCCGCATTGGCTCCCATCTGCAAAACTGATTATCCATTTTACATGTGGTGCGTTTTTTTTAATCAATTTTATTGTTACTGCGATACATCTGCTTTCACTATATTTTGGCAAATAATCATCGAACGCCATGCGATTCAATTCTATGAAATCATTCCATCCGGTATTTTTTACAGTTGCCCCAACCTTATATTTGTCCATAGAATTTCCATAACTCAAAACTCCATGCAATTTGTTATCTAAAAAACAACCAAAATGAATTGTACTATTTGGAACAACCTTACCCGAATAGTGGTGTTTTTTCACAAATGAATTGGCAACATTTGAAGGTATAACCTTAACAATTATTTCCTTTGCCCGGCCCATGATGCTACAATTAAATAAAGTGCGTTGCCGTTTGAATTTTCATTTCCCATTGTTTCGGCATATTTATAATCATCCGTTTCCTTTATATCGTCAATGGCGTTTTTAATTATTGCCGCCTGTTCATCTGCCAATGTGAACGTCATTTGTTGAAACGGCGCTTTGTCGCCATCCGGTAAACTAAAATTTTCACCCAAATCATTTGGGCTTAAATCGAACCCAGGAAGATCAAGGCCCCAATTATCTAATTGTACAACATCCCAATCCGATTGCAATTCATCCCAATTCCATTCACCAAAACCGACATTGTCTTTGATTAAAAATTCCGATTTTTGTTCCTCCGTCCAATCATCGGCCAGGATCACCGGTAATTCCTTTAATCCAACTTCATTGGCCGCCTTCAATCGCATATTCCCACCCAATACAACCAATTTTTTATCGGTATCGGTGAAACAAATCAACGGCCGTTTTTCCAACATGCCCGGGAATTCCTTAATCGATTGAACAAGTTTTTTGAACTTGTCATCCTTAATGATCCGCGGATTATTCGGATTTGGCTTTATTTCTGATGTTTTTCTGTAAATCATCAAGTTTTGTTTTGTTTTCGAATACGAACCGAACCAATTCATTCACGCATGGTTGACATCCGCGGAATGAAAATTCGGAATTCGGATCAATGATTTTCGAAAGGCGTTCGAATTCAATCAATTCCGGTTGTGATGGATGAACATCCACGCCGGCTAAAATGCGATCATAAAGGAATGTTTGTGATAATACGTCCATTGTTTTATTTTTTAGGTTTTATAAATCCATGTGTTTTTTTATTTCGATTCGTGCTTTCTTTATCGTTTTGCATATCCCCGAAAATTCAATCCCGGTGATCGCCTCCACCTTTCGATACGATCCATGCTCCGCGTAAAGTTCCAACATTTTCGCATCATACCAATAAAGTTTTTGTAAAGGTACAACAATGATTTCAACCGGTTGTTCATCGGCTATATCGGAAAACGATTCTAATGCCGTTTCCCGGCCTTGTAATTTGCGAAATGAACTTCGTTCCCACCTAACCATATTAACAAGCATTTTGGCAACGTATGCAACGAATTTGCCCCTTTCATACAAATCAAGGATATCCGTTTCCGGTTTCAACAATAATTCGGTGAACACATGTTGCTTGACATCATCGCGAATATCCGGCGGTTGAATGCGTGATAAGCATTCCCGAAGATCATCCGATCGGTATAATTGCTCAATGATTTGTTTTGCGTTCACTTTGTAAAATTAATTGTTTTTTATATTGAAATGCAAATACACCAAATACACTACCCAAAAATCAATATCCATCGGCTGAAACATAATACTGGCGCGGATATACACCAAATACACCAAATACACATACACACTTTGTCTCTCTCTTTTAGTATGTCTCTTTATTTATATAGATAGATATAAATTATATATCTTATAGAAATACACTGTATATGGTGTATATCCTTTGTGGGCGTGGGTTTCAAATACACATTGAGGTGTATTTCGGTGTATTTGAACGTGTATTTTGACATTAAATAATAATACTTTATAATTAAATAAATTACTTTTTGCTATATTTCCCATGTCCCAAACGATTAAACAATGATCCGAATTCTTTATTCCGGATGGATGTTTCAAACCTCCTGGGCGGTAAGTTGATTCGTTTGCATGTTTCAACGGCATCCTTTTTGCTGAATTCATCCGGCAAGGCCATGTATAAATTATTCAATTCGGTCGATAAACCCGTTTCCGCGTTTTCAAATAGTTTTCCAATCATGCGCAATGTTGTTTCCGAATAGTATTTATACAATCGATTTGCCAGGATCACAATATCCTTTGTGATAATCGGCTCCATCGGGTTTTGTAGTATCGCCACAACCTGGGTAAGCCTGGCAACATAGTTAGACATTTTCGCATGCGTTCCCAAAATAAAACCCTCTAAACGATTGGATATCCGTTCGTTGGCTTCGGTTAATTGAACCTTATGATTAGACCGGTAAAGTTCAACGGCTTCATCCGTTATGTGAATTTTAATCGGTTGCGCTTCCCCGGTGTTGTATCGCCTGGCATGATCATAAAGTTTGCCCAATATGTTCACCCAATCGGAATGGATTTCCCGGCGTGAACTAAATGGATCGGATTCGATATTCAATAATTTATAATCGGATTCGCACATCAAAAAACGGGATGCGAATCCGGAATATATTTTGTCTTTTGGAAAAATGTTGTGCAGGCGTTCCGTTTGCGTTCCCATCAATAGATTGATGTTCATGTTTTTTACAACGCGTTCATTATCCCGGTTGGCCCTTGATTGAACGTAACGCCCCCCATTGAATGCCTGGGTTAAAAATGAAATGGAATTGTTGTTCGATTTGTACGCGCCGGCATTCATGATGTCCTCGGCTTCATCGATGTATATTCCAATCCCATTTGGTTGATCAACACAAAGGGATATGTAACCCTCAATCGTTCCATCCTTTAAAAATGGAATGATTCGCCTGGGTTTCAATTCAAAAAAATGTTCTTTATCTTTCATCGCCTTTGACTTTCGTTCCTCCCATTTTTTTACTGCGTGATCATGATCGGAATCGGATTCATCCAGGATGGCCTTCATCGGGTTTTGGCACATCACCTCATAGGCCGGTGATTTTCCAACGGACATGGGCGCGACAAGAAAACAAAACAAAATGTTTTTTGCGCCGCCGATATCGGATATATATGACGTACCGGCAAGCGATGAAATTGTCCATATTCCGGCCGTTGCCAAAAATTCCGGCGACATGGAACGTTCATTGGCAACTTGAAACAATGATTCGCGGATGTGTTCCGGGAAAATATCAAATGGAAATTTTATTTCAACATTTTGTTTTATTCCGATGTAATTCAAAACGGCGTTCCAATCGCGTTTTAAATGATAGTACAAAATAAACGATGGCGGCAATGACCATATTTCAAAATCATCTTTGGTATGCCAATTCGGAAAATTTAACATGGACGCGGAAAATATCAAAACCCGTTTTGATCGTGGGTAAACCTTTGCGGATATTCCATTTGATTCCGATCCCTTTCGCCGGTATGCGATGAACCGGTCTTTTTTACTATATCGGAAATTTTTAATGGGAATCAAATCAATTGTTTCCAATAATATTTCAAATGATTCATCGGATATTTCATTATCATATTTGGCCAATTCCGTTTCAAATCCTTTGGGATAATTGACGGCCTTTTGATTGGGATCGAAATCCGGTTTATATTCATTGAAATATTGCGATACCCCGATTAAGTAATTGTACTCACTATCATTGAGTATTTCCACATCATTCATCGATTGATGAACTTCAATATAGTTAGGCGTTGGATATGTGTATATCAACGGGCCGTTGCAATACAACGCGATCACTTCGCGCCCTTCATTGGATTGCGCCAGGTTCATTTTTTTTGGCAATTTATCATATCTTAAAAAGACATGATATCCGTTGCTTCGGGTGCGTTCAATGAATAGTTTTCCCAATAAATCGGGCGCATCCGCGTTCACCATTTGCATCCATTGGTCAAAAATGGTTTTGTCCGATGTGTTTTTCAAATCAAAATCAAGGGCCGCCCATCCGTTACCGGTTACGATTTGCAACGCGTTATCCGTTGGCAACAATTCGAATTTGGTTTCCGGATTGCTCCATCCCTCTTTTTGATATTTCGGAACGTTGTTTTCAATATCCCATTGGAACGGAATGGCGCGCAATCCCAAATCCAGGTAATCGTTGTAAATGTCTTTTAACATGTTAAGGATAAAAAAACCCCAAAGGTGATCGGGGTGAAACCGCCCCGATTCTTACCAGGGCTCCCGACCGCCTTTGAGGCGATAAATGTTTTTTTCCGATGGGTTTCACTTCATCGATGATACTACAAATTTACGATTTTATCGTAAAGTTCAAAAAATTGTTCCGGCGTTCCAATGAATTCATAAATACCCCCGGCCCGGCGTTCCCGGATTTGTTCACTCAATTGATCCGGGCGCGGTTTGTCTTTGCCGACTTTGATTTCAATCATCACCGACCGGCCGTTGATGGTTGCGGATATATCCGCCGTACCTTTCCGCGTTGATGATGGCAACCACTTTTTAACGCCTATTTTTGCCCCCGATGGTTGTTTTTCAACACCATCTATCAACCGGCCCATTACGTTGATTCTCGTGGCCCGGTGGCCTTTCCATGATAGGAAATTACAAACAAACGATGTGAGGCCATTGGCGGTGTCAACCTTCGGAACCTTCGGTTCTAAATAATACCCGTCTTTGTATGCCGATGGATATTGAATTTTGAACCATTCCAAATGTGCGGCCATGTACCGCGGATGATCACTTTTTTTTGCCATTGGAATAGGTTTCGGTGTAGTAATCAATTGCCATTCTTTCAACATTCCCATTGTCGGGACTATAACCACAATCACCATCAATGAATGCTTGTTGAATCTGATTTTTTTCTATTGCTTTACATTGTTGAAATAAATCATAATATTTTTTGGAAATGCTATCGTCTAATTGAACCCAAAACCATTCCAATGCCGTTATTTTTGCCATAATTTATTTTTTAAAATATTTATTTTTTAATTCCTCATTTGTTATAATACCATAAAAATCCGAAAACATGGATTTGCATTCCGGGCATTCTAAAAATTCGGGTAATTTATATTCTTTTTTCCCCGTCAATTCTATGTATTCAACTTCGATTATTGCAGTCCATTTGTAGTCGCAATTTTTACAATACGCATGGCTTATATAATAATTAATCCCCGATTCCATCATCATTGTTTTTAATTTTATATATCTCCATGCACGCCCATTGTATTAATGCCGATAAAATTTCCTCTTTTTTATCATGTTCTAAATAGTGGTAATCCGGGTAAATTTTGAATATTGTATGTTCGATTTTGCCATCATTGTTAATACTCAATTCGCTCATTTATTTTTTATTTTTGAGTTGTTTCCATTATGTAAATAGGTTAAAAAATGAGCCAGGGTAGAAACCCCGGCCCGTTCACAATTAAAAACAAATATCTAAAATGGGAGATCATCGATCACGTTGGCCGCCGGTGCATCCGGTTGCTTCAATTCGGATTTTTTGAAATTACCGATGTACGTTTTCTTTTCCTTTGCTTCGCGTTGTTCCTTTGATTGTCGCACCGAAACGGAACCGATGTTTCCGTATTGATCAACATTTTCATTGATCCAAATGTCGATGTTCAAATACAACTTGCCATTTTTTGCCTGCGTTAAATTTCCTTTTGGGATGTCCGAAACGCAAATTGATCCATTGAATAACTGATTCATGATGATTGCCGGGTGTCGGTTGCCGGTGCCGTTAAAATTTAAATAGCGATATTTTTTAAAATAGTATTATAAACATGATCCGCAATTGCTTTCATCATTAATGGCGGAACGGCCCGGCCTATTCTCTCCCATTGCTTTCGATATGATCCGGATAGTTTAAAATCCGTTGGAAATGAACTTAAAATTTTCAATTCATCAATACTCAATTTTGATGTTTGATTATTTTTTCGCATGACTTTGTATCGCCTGGTTGCCCCTAATCCATCAGCGGTAATTGTAAAACAAACATTGTTTTTTTCAACTCTCCTGGGTTCAGATTCTCCAAACGCTTTTCTGTTCATTTCGATATATTCAACATCATTCAATGATTCTCCAATGGTAACTATTTCATCAAATTTTTTAGGATATGTTATATTGGCTTTGATATCATTACGAACCCCAATGAAGATTGTTCTATCTCTATTTTGCGGAACTCCATAATGTTTTGCATTTAAAACCTTATAACGTACTGAATAACCGCAATTCACCAATGAATGAAAAATGGTGTTTTCTTCACCTCCAAAAATGTTAAATTGTTCACTACCCAATAATTTCGCGGATGCCCCGGAAACCAACCCGGCTACATTTTCACAAACAAAAACCTTTGGTTGTACTTCATTTAATACCCTGGAAAATTCAAAAAACAAATCATCTGTTCTTTGTTCTGTGTCTGAATATTTTTTAACCTCTCCCCACATTTTATCTTTTGCCCCTGCAATGGAAAAACTTGCACATGGTGGCGATCCGTCTAAAATATCCAATTCACCTTTTTTCATTTGTATTTTTTCCAAAATCATTTCCCCGGTTAAATCGCGGATGTCTTGTTTAAAAATATAGGTTTCCGGATAATTTTCATGATATGTTTCCTGGGCGGATTCAATAAACTCATTGATTGCCAAAACCTTTCCGCCTGCTAAACGATACCCCGTTGATGATCCACCACCACCGGCAAATAAAGAAACAACATTGAATAATTGTTTTTGTGATTGACTATTCACAAAATCCATATTGTATAAAAATGGTTTCATGTTATAATTTTAAATTGCAATATTTTCCGGAATTCCGTATTTCAAAATTTGCCGTTCCCAAAATTCGGGCGATTGGCGGATCAATGCCTTTTCGGTGTTTAGCGTTTTAGGACATACCCGAATGATGATCCCGGTCGGCGTGTTGGTTGCCAGGCAATATCCGGTTAATTGATTGCCATATCCGAAATGATCAATTGATTTGCCCAATGGCATTTCCGAAACCTTTAAATCAACAATCAATCGGCCGGGCCGAATCAAATCAATCATTGTATTTTTCGGGTTCCAAAATGTAATTGTGAACGGCGGTTCCCAACATCATTTTTTTAGTCGGTACAAAATCGCCGTTTTTTATTCCGGAATATGAAAGGCCGGGAAGGGCGCGGTATTGGTCAAAATCCAAACCCGGATGAACTTTCAATCGTGTTACTTGCATACTTCAATTGTTTCAATGCCAGGGATTACATTTCCGGTTTCGTTGATATGCTTTGCCAACGCATCCGCCATTTGTCCGATGGTTAACTTTGTCCATGATTTTACACGAACGTATTGGTTAACGTATGGCCACAACCGAACGAAATTTGAAACGATTGTTTTTGCCCATTGCTCGGTTTCCTCCGCCTTGATTTTGATTTCCTTTTTTACTTTCGGCGTTTCAACGATCAATGTTTCGGCCTCGGCAATCAACGCATTGGTTGCCGTTTCAAATTCCAAATCCATTTCGAATGCCATTTCGGCGATTTGTTTATGCTTTTCAATGGATTCGATGGCAACATCAACATTCGCCAAATCATTGGAATATGTTGACCAAATTACGGAAATGTTTTTAATTGCCGTTTGTAGATCATCCTCCGGATTGTATTTTTCAATTGAATCATATATTTCCTTTGCCAATCCATCGGAAACCAATTTCCTTTCGAACTTTTGAAATTCCGGCAATTTCCAATTATCCAAAATGGATTTCATATCATGGATCATGTTCGGAATTGATTCAACCGGTTGTTTTGATTTCAAACAATTTTGATAAGATTCCAATGTAATGCGTTCCATATCATGGCGATATTGCGCCGCGATCCGGAACCATTCGTTCACAATGTGCGCTTTCAATGCCGCCGTTTCATTTGCAATGGCTTGTTGTTTTTGGGCGTTTTCGGCGGCTTGCTCTATTTGTTCCGCCATGCGTTTTTCGAATGCCGTTGCCGGCGTGAGCAACTTTTCATCAATCATGCGCGTAAATTCCAAACGTTTGGCTTTCGCATCCGCCATCACTTGTTTTGCCGATTTGATATTATGTTGAACAACATCAAGGGGGTTGCCCTCGATGCCGTTCATGTAATCCTGGACGGCCAATTCGGCCCGTTGTAATTCATCGAACAACGCGGTTTTGATATCCGCTAACTTAATCCATCCGGATTGTACGGGTGTTAAATTCATAGAATAAAGTTTTCTTTGTTTTTAGATTGATTTGCAACATCCATTTG